CAAGGAGAGATGAATGAAATGCGCTGATTTCGTGGGCACGTTGTTTCTGGCACGGGATGTCGCGCATTCCGTTCACCTGAACACCCGCAGCTTTGCCAAGCACTCGGCCCTGAACTCGTTCTATGACGAGATCGTAGACCTGGCCGACAAGTTTGCCGAAGCCTACCAAGGTCGTCACGGTCTGATCGGCCCCATCAGCCTGATGTCGGCCAAGAAGACCACCAACATCGTCGAGTTCCTTGAGGACTCGCTGGCCGACATCGAGAAGATGCGGTATGACGTGGTTGAAAAAACCGACACCCCGCTTCAGAACATCATTGACGAGATCGTTGGGCTTTACCTTAGTGTTTTGTACAAATTAAAGTACCTTGCATGAAACGCGCAGAAGCAAAAGCTCTTGGCTTGAAGTTTTACAACACAGGTAAACCGTGCAAGCATGGGCATTTGTCAGATAGGTACGCGAGCACTGCTATTTGTGTCGAATGTGTAAAACTTGCAGGCGTTGATCGGTATAAAAACAACCGCGAAGCTCAATACGCTTCTTGGCGCAAATGGTATGAGGCCAACAAGGCAACCCACCATGCTCGATCTAGGCGTTGGCAAGCAGCTAACCCTGAAAAGGTCAAAGAAGCGGCAAAAGCGTGGGTCGCCGCAAACCCTGAAAAAGTAGCGGCAAAATCTAAACGATACCGGCAAATGCACCCCGACCAAGCGACCGCAATGGCGGTGGCAAGCGTTGCCAAACGAGCCAAGCGTGTACCAAAATGGCTAACTGCTGACGACAAATGGCTGTTGCGGGAAGCATATTCTTTGGCAAAATTGCGCTCCGAAATGTTTGGCTTCGTGTGGGAAGTTGATCACATCCTTCCGCTACGAGGCGAAACAGTGTCTGGACTGCACGTCCCAACCAACGTGCAAGTCATCCCAAAGGCGCTTAACAGGCGCAAACGAAACGTGTATCATCCGAATTAAAGGAGCCATCATGGAACTCTTGAACCCTCTGTCCAAATCGGACTTCCCCGCCCAGTCTGTCTCGTACACGGGCACTGCTGGCTCCACGACCGGCTGGAACGCTGGCCCTGAAGGCGTAATGGTCTGGTCTGACCAGCCCTGCTACATCGAGGTCGGCGAAGGCGCAGTCGCCACGACCGCCAGCACCCCGATTCCTGCCTTCACCCCGATTCCGTTCAAAGTGCCCACCGGCACCTCCGGCATCTGGCGTGTAAGCGCAATCCAAGTCTCTACTGGCGGCACGGTTTACGCCAAGCCGATGAACACAAAATGAGTTTCCTTGCCGCCCGTAACGCCATCGGCATCGGGCTGGGTGGCATCATTTCGTTCTTTGGGGGCCGTGGTGAAGAACAGGCCCAAAACAACCTTCTCTGCGAAAACGGCGATTTTCTGGTGCAAGAAAACGGCGATTTCATCCTCTTGGGGTAAGACATGGCAGACGCAAAAATTTCAGCCCTTCCTGCGGTAACCACACTCGATGGTACCGAGCCGCTGCCGCTGGTGCAGTCGAGCACAACCAAAAAAGCCACTGTCGCCCAAGTGCTGACCGGTCAACTGGTGACCGAAGCTGGCACCAGTCGCACTCTGACTGCTGCCGACAACGCCAAGATCATCTACTGCACCTCCAGCAGCGCCGTGACGATCACCTGCGCCACCGGTCTGGGTGTGGGCTTCAACTGCACCATCATCCAAGGTGGTACGGGTAAGGTCACTGTTGCTGCTGGTGCAGCAACTCTGGTGTCGTACTCCAGCCTGTTCAGCACGATGGGTCAGTATGCTGTTATTTCTCTTGTCAGCCCTGTTGCTGATACTTTTGTGGCTGCTGGCAACCTTGGCGTGTAGTCATGATCACACAGCAACGTCTTCACGAATTGTTTAGCTACGCTGACGGAGAGTTGATCCGCAAAGGTAAAGTTGCGGGCAGCGTGAACAAACGGGGCTACAAAATCATTTGCGTTGACTATGTAATGTACAAAGCCCACAGACTTGTGTTTTTGTACCATCATGGCTGGCTACCTGATCAAGTGGACCACGCAAACGGTAACAAATCGGACAACCGAGTTGAAAACCTACGCGCTGCGGATAACAGTAAAAATGGAATGAACCGGGGGATGTTGCGTAACAACACATCTGGAGCAAAAGGTGTCTTTTGGGACAAAACGCACAAGAAATGGCGGGTCGCTATCCGTTTTGGTTCTGTGCTGCAATCTTTTGGTCGGTTTGCGGATTTTGAATTGGCTGAGCTGGTTGCAACAATGGCTCGGGAAAAATATCACGGTGCCTTCGCAAACCACGGCACCTATTCAAACGTTGGAGCCTGATATGTCCGTTTACTTGTCCCCTGTTGGCGGCGCTGGTGCTCAGTTCTTCGACAACAACGGCAACCCGCTGACTGGCGGCAAGCTGTACACCTACGCCGCTGGCACCACGACCCCGCAGGCCACCTACACCAGTTCCTCTGGTGTTACTGCACACACCAACCCTATCGTTCTGGATGCTGCTGGCCGTGTGCCTGGTAGCAGCGAAGTATGGTTGCAGTTTGCACCATACAAATTCATTCTCAAAACCAGTGCCGATGTTACTTTGGGTACTTGGGACAACGTGTCGGGTCTTGGTGCAGCAGAGTCAATCCCTGAAAACTTTACAGGTGACGGCACCACTGTGAATTTCACACTTGCAAATGCACCATATAGCGAAAACGCAATGCAAGTGTATATCAACGGCGTATACCAACAACGAAACAGCTATTCGGTTTCAGGCACAACGCTGACTTTCTCCGAAGCACCCCCTGTCACATCTTCGATTGAGGTGTTGTATTCATGATCACGCCAGCTTTTGGGCTTACTGCCACCGAGCGCGTACTCCCAAGACTCGCGCTTGATTTCACTACCGCATCACTTGATCCGCGCATCACGTTCACCCGCACGACTGGCGCGTCAAACCCTGCGACATACATTGACAGTTCAGGCGTTATTACGGCTGCAACGAACAATCAGCCACGGTTTGACTATGACCCTGTGACGCTGGTTTGCAAAGGGCTGCTGATTGAGGAATCACGCACTAACTCGTTGCTTAACACCGATCTGCTGTCAACACAAATTGTCACGGTTACTGCTGCTGTGAGAACATTGTCGTTTTATGGCACAGGTAGCGTCACACTGTCTGGCGCTCACACTGCTGTCGTGTCAGGCGCGGGCGCATACCCAACCAGAACAACATATTCGTTTACGCCGACCGCTGGTGCGCTGACGCTGACTGTTGCGGGGACGGTGCAATTTGCCCAACTCGAAGCCGGAGCCTTCGCCACCAGCTACATCCCCACAACCACGACAGCCCTGACACGCAATGCTGATGTGGCTACGATGACTGGGACGAACTTCAGCGATTGGTATAACCAGTCTGAGGGTAGTTTTGTAGCAACTTACGAAACACCTTCAAGTGTTGCAGCAAATACAAATCGTATTATTGCTGTAAATAATGGTGTCGGTAATAGAATACTTGGCTACGTTGGAAGTTCAATTACATTGAAAGAACTTGTCACCAGCAGCGGAGTATCTCAAGTTAGTTCTACTTTGAATATAGCATCTGCTTTTGGGGCAAAAAATACAATAGCGTTGACGTATAAACTAAATCAGTTTTATTCTAGCGCTAATGGTGGAACTGTGAGTATTGATAGTTCAGGAAGTTTGCCGATAAGCGTAACCAATATGGTTATTGGGTCTTCTGAAGTTGGTGACGGTAGTTATGCGATAAATGGATGGGTTGAAAAAATTCAATATTACCCACAATGCATTACCGTTAACGAAACACAAGCGTTATCGAAAGGATAAATCATGAGTTTGACTAAAGCTACATATTCAATGATTGAAGGGGCACCTAGTAACGTGCTTGACTATGGCGCATCTCCATCTGCCTCTGCTTCCGTAAACGCTGCGGCTATTCAAGCGGCCATTGATGCGTTGCCGCAGAACGGAACACTTGATCTTGCTGGCGAGACATATGACGTTGATGTCGCCATCGTCATCAACAAGCGTATGGTTTTGCAAAACGGAGTCCTTAACCAAACAACTGAAGCGCAAAATACTCTGGAAGTTCCCGGTCCGTTGGCGTATGGCCCTACACTTAAAAATATCGGTTTAACTCACGCATTTACTACGTCATCTGCTGGAGCATTGCTGGATTTAAGCAGTGGTGGCAATCTTGGGTTTTTTACATGGGATGGATCACTTGGTATAAGTTCCGGTGGTTATTATGGTGTTCGTTCGCACGGCGGCACCTACATGATGCGGTTCAATCGCGTATGGATGACCAATCTCTACTCAAGCGGCTTTTATCTTCCGGCTTCTGGTGATGTTGTTAGTGGATCAGCTACGGGTGGATCTACAACTACATGGCTAACGCATTGTTTTGTTTCAAATATTCAGACTGCCGATCCCGCTTATGCTATCGGAACCGGATATGACACAGTTCGATTAGAAAATTGCTCTGCTGACAGTGTAACAAATTTTGGTTACTTCAAAGCGCAGCCTTTACAGATCGTAAACTGTTCTTCTGAGAATGTGCGCAACCCGATTGTTGGTTCATTGACGGGAGCGCATTACTTTATCAACATGCAAAGTGGTGCGGGGCAAGAAGTCAATGGGTTTCATGTAGTTTTTAACAGTGGATTTGTTGCTCCAACTCCTAGCGCTGGCACTGCTAATTGTTTTGTTTATTCAATTAATGCTGGTAATTTAGAGTTTGCGGGCGTTCGTGGTTCATTGCCTTCTGGTTACTATATGCTTAACCAAGAAGGTGGTCAAGCATTTGTAAATAGCGCATCTATTGGAAGTGGAATCAGAAACACATCAAACGCCAATTATTCTGCTCCTAACTATTCAGTTGCACAAGCAGAAAACGCACACACGTTTAATCGCTTGCCTACAAGTGGTGGTAGTTCCGTAGGAAACATTGTTGAGTTTCAAGCAAATAGTTCTACGGTTGGCTCTGTTTCTGTCGATGCAAGTAATAATGTAGTATTAAACAGCAATGTAAATTCGTCAGCCGTTGTATTATCCGCAAAAACGTCAGGGGGTGTTGCAGATAGTATTTACTATAACGCCAATGTGGCATCGCTGTTTCCAATATCAGATAATACAAACTCTTTAGGTCGCTCTGGATATAGATGGTCTGTTGTTTATGCCGGAACTGGAACGATAAACACCTCCGATGCAACACTAAAGCAACAGATTCGCAGCCTGACCGATGTTGAAAAAGCCGTTGCTCTTAAAGTCAAAGCTGGCATCAAAGCGTTTAAATTTAACGATGCAGTGCAGAAAAAGAGTAACAGCGCGCGAGTTCACTTTGGAGTCATTGCTCAAGAAGTTAAAGCTGCATTTGAGTCTGAGGGTCTTGACGCAAGCAACTACGGGCTATTCTGTTCCGACACATTAGAGGACGGAACTATTCGCTTAGGTATTCGATACGAAGAACTGCTGGCATTTGTAATTGCAGCACTTTAACTTGACAAGCGCCTTCTTAGCGCATAATCTGAGAACTGTACCGGCCCAGTAGACCGGGGTTCCCTTGGAACATGAAATGACTGAAGAAGTCCAAAACCTAGCGGAAGTTGACTCCGCGCCAGCCCCCGAGGTGACGGCCACCACGGATCAGGCACAAAACGCGCCGGAAGTCGCTGATCAAGGCGGCGAGACAGCAGAGGAGAAGAAATTCACCCAAGCTGAACTTGATGCGATGATCGGCAAACGCCTCGCAAGAGAGCAACGTAAGTGGGAACGTGAGCAGCAAGCAAAGCTGGCCGAAAGGCAAGCTGCGCAGTCGGTGCCAGCGGAACTCCCGCCAGCGGACCAGTTCGAGTCCCCTGAAGCCTATGCGGAAGCACTGGCCGTCAGGAAGGCCGAAGAACTGATCGCGCAGCGAGAACTCCAAAAGCAACGCGCTCAGATTGAAGACGCCTACGCAGAGCGTGAGGAAGAAGCCCGTGGCAAGTACGACGACTTCGAGCAAGTCGCCTACAACCCGCAGCTTCGAGTCACCGATGTGATGGCCGAGACAATCAAGGCGTCCGACATCGGACCTGATCTGGCCTACTGGCTGGGCAGCAATCCGAAGGAAGCTGATCGCATCTCGCGTCTGTCGCCGCTCCTGCAAGCACGTGAGATTGGGAAGATCGAAGCCAAACTTGGTGCCGAGCCTCCCCAGAAGAAAACAACGTCTGCGCCTGAACCGATTCGCCCGGTGAGTGCCCGCGCTGTGAACCCCGGTGTCACTGACACCACCGATCCTCGGTCTGTCCAGACCATGAGTGCATCGGAGTGGATAGCGGCCGAGCGCCAACGACAAATCGCCAAAGCACAGGCACTCCGCAACCGCTGATCTCCAAAGTAGGGTATGATTACCCGAAACAGGAGATGGAAATGGAAAGGGATAATCAGTCTCTGACTGCTGAAGAACTGAAGCGGCAACGCAACAGGGAGGCTGCGGCCAGATACAGAGAACGCAACCGGGAACGGTACAACCAACGTATGCGCGACTGGCGTGACGCGAATCGGGAAACCTATCGTGAACATGCAAAACAGTGGCGCAACCGCAAGTTAACGGAAGGCGCGCCAGATGAAGTCGCTGCGATTCGCAAGGCTGAATCTGAACGAACTAAACGAGCGCAAGCGGTTTGCAGAGCACAAGTGTTTGAGGCCTACGGCGGATATAAATGTGCCTGTTGCGGTGAAAGTGAACCATTGTTTCTCTCGATTGACCATGTGGACAACAACGGCGCGGAAGAACGAAAATCAGGCCAGTACGCTGGTTCAGGTTATAGTTTTTACCGATGGCTGCGAAAGTCTGGGTTTCCCCCGGGCTATCAGGTTCTCTGCATGAATTGCAATACAGGGAAACACAAAAACGGCGGCGTGTGTCCTCACCATAGTTCTTCATCATTGAAAGGAAATTGAAATGACTAACTCCCTTCTGACGATCGACATGATCACAAGGAAAAGTTTGGAGATTTTGGAAAACAACCTGGTGATCACCCGCAACGTGAACCGCCAGTACGACGACAGCTTCGCTGTTGAAGGTGCCAAAATCGGTTCGACCCTGCGTATCCGTTTGCCCGACCGCGCTCTGGTGACTGACGGTGCCGCCCTGCAAGCACAGGACGACAACGAACAGTACACCACCCTGACCGTGGCCTCGCAGAAGCACGTTGGCATCAACTTCACCTCTGCCGAACTGACCATGCAGTTGGACGACTTCGCAGAGCGTGTGCTGAAGCCTCGTATCAGCCAGTTGGCCTCCACCGTGGACGCTGACGTTGCCAACGCTTTCAAACTGGTCGGTAACTCTGTCGGCACCCCCGGCTCGGCCCCCAGCACCGCTCTGGTGATGCTGCAAGCCCAGCAGAAACTGAACGAGAACGCCGCCACCATGGCTCCTCGCTTCCTGACCGTGAACCCCGCTGCCAACGCTGCGCTGGTCAACGGCCTGTCCGGCTTCTTCAATCCCCAAGACGTGATCTCCCGCCAGTTCAAGAACGGCATGATGGGTGAGCAAGTTCTGGGCTATGACGAAGTGAACATGAGCCAGTCGATCAAGTCCTTCACCGTGGGTTCGCGTACCGCTACTGGCGGCACCACCTCCGCTGCCGTGACTTCCGAAGGCGCTACCACCATCGCCATCACCGGCGCTGGTAACGCTGCCACCGTCAAGGCTGGTGACGTGTTCACCGTGGCTGACTGCTACGCTGCCAACCCCCAGACCCGTGAATCCACCGGTTCGCTGTTCCAGTTCGTCGCTCTG